AAGCCGTGCGTAGTATGGCGGCGTGATGACCAAAAATAGCGCCCGCAAGCCCCCGGCTTTAGCCGTGGGGAGTGTCACTATTTCTTCCGCGCATGTTTCCCCGGTTCCGGCAGATTGTCCAGCCAGCGCACACCGCGCCGCTGGGCATCCTCAGCCACGAGGCGGCGGAGGTAGGCGTTTAGCCCCTCAGCGCCCGCCAGATGCCTGGCGGTGGCGTGCTGTTCGACGGTGACAGTGGTGGTTAACTGTTTGCGGTCGGGTCGGCGGGGCATTTATTCAATCTCCTTTGCCCAAAAAACCAGCGGTTCGCCATCGCTGCCGCGCTTGATGGTGTTCAGCCATCCCTCTACGCGGACACGCGGGCGACTCCCGGCCATAACATTCATCAGGGGGTCGGCAGTCTTGAGGCCACAATCGGTTTCCATGAGGCTGACACCAGCTTCTGCGCGATCATCGCGGTAGTTGTAGCTATGCCCGTTGGCGGGGATATGTCCGTAACGCCAGCCAGTTACTTTGTGTGGCATCTCGCAGCCCAACAGTCCGGCCTCATAAGCGATTAATTCTTCTGTGCCAATCCACATCAGTTCAGCTTCGCCGTATTCAACGGCCTGGCGAACGCTGGTGTACATCTCGCTGTGGTTCTTGCCCATCTCGTAGTATTTTTCGATAGTCTGCTGGCGGTTCATTGTCCTGCCCCTTGTTTCTGTGTCCGTTCTATGCTTCCATTATAACATGGTGCTAGCACGCTGTCAAGTATAAAAGCGGGGAATTTTCCATTTTTCGCAAACTCTCATTTTGCGTTCTATTTTGTTCTATGCCGAGGCGGCGTAAGACGATTCTCCGCGACGCAAACTATCCCCCGAATGGCGAGTTGTTGACATTCCCCATAGTAAACTGTAAGTGAGGGGCATGTACTGGGCCAGCGAGACACAATGCTCTGATAGTCGGGCATGTTTCGCAAAGTGGCGATTGCCACAAGTAACTAAGTAGGCGTGTTGTAGCACGCCTATTCGTTAGGGTTCTGAGGGCGCGCCGGGCGCAACACACGCTTACTGGCTGTGCCGTGCGCCGGACAACGACCGGGCCGACAGCCGCCTTACGTTTACTGGCCGCGATGCGCGCCCTTAACCATACCCGACGACGCACGTTGACATCTTGCGTCGAGCCGGGTGGGACACACCCGTGTCGGATAACGTAGCCCCGCTGTTCGCTGCTTCGCGCGGCGGGCAAGGGCAAGCGTCCGACAGAAGCCCCCGGCTTTAGCCGTGGGGAGTGTCACAGCATACACGCCCGCGAGGGGCGCCGGGTCACTGTATCCTAGCAGATGCCAGCGACGACGCAACCGGCGCCGCCTTACTGCACCCGGATCGGACCGGGCGCGGGCACTGGCGCAGGGTAGCGGGAACCGGGCGTAAAGCCTGACCCGGCAGTGACCGCAAGCCCTGGCACGTCCACCCTCTCCGACGGGCGCGGTGATCACCGGAATGCACCGCGCCCTGGGGCGGGGGTAGGGGAGATGGCGGGATAACGGTGGCATTCACGAACAAGCAGCAAGCCTTCATCGATGAATACCTGAAGTGCTGGAACGCCACAGAGGCGGCGATTCGTGCTGGCTATTCGGAGAAAACCGCGTATTCCATTGGGCATGAAAACCTGAATAAACCTGATATAGCCGAAGAAATCCAGCGCCGGGTTAGTGAACGCGCTATGTCTGCCGACGAAGTGCTAATCAGGCTGGCGGAACAGGCGCGCGGCGCGGTGGAAGAGTTCATCGACGTGCAGGCCAACCTGCCGTTTTTTGACTGGGAACGCCTACAGGAGTCCGGCAAGCTGCACCTGATCAAGAAGATTAAGTACAACAGCGACGGGCGCCCAGAGGTCGAGTTCTACGACGCGCAGGCGGCGCTGGTACACATCGGGCGCGTGCATGGCCTATTCACGGACAAGCGCGAAGTCAGCGGGCCGGACGGCGGGGCGCTGCGGGTGCGCGTGGTGTATGACGATGAGGTGATGCCGCTTGACAGTGGCGACGGCACTCCCGACTGATGTTACGGTTCGCATCCGGCGGCCCCATGCGCGACAGCGGGAATTTATCTATTCCCCCGCCAAGCGCCGTGTAATCCGGGCCGGACGGCGCGGCGGCAAGACGACCGGCATCACTATCCTGGCGGTATTGGCGTTCATGGACGGGCGGCGCGTGCTGTATGCCGCGCCCACGCAGGAACAGCTAGATCGCTTCTGGTCTGAGGTTAAGCGCGCACTGCGCGAGCCGCTAGAGGCGGAGCGGTACTACAAAAATGAAACGCTGCACATCATTGAGGTGCCGGGAACAGAAAACCGCTTGCGCGCCAAGACGGCATGGGACGCGGACAGTTTGCGCGGTGATTATGCCGATCTGCTCATTCTGGATGAATACCAGTTGATGAGCGAGGAAGCCTGGGGCCGCGTTGGGGCCCCGATGCTAGCTGACAACAACGGTGATGCGGTATTCATCTACACGCCGCCGTCGCTGCACAGTCGGTCGCGCACTAAGGCGCGCGACCCGCGCCATGCCGCCAAGATGTTCAAGCGCGCCCAGGCGGATAAGTCAGGACGCTGGGCCGCTTTTCACTTCACCAGCTTTGACAATCCGCATATCAGCCATGAGGCGCTGGAAGACTTGACTGAGGACATGACGGCGCTGGCTTATGAACAGGAAATCATGGCGGAGGACAAGGACGAAGCACCGGGTGCGCTGTGGTCGCGGACCATGCTGGAAGACCTGCGGGTGTCGCCGTCGCAGGTGCCCGATCTCAAGCGCCTCGTGATTGGCGTAGACCCGCCCGGCGGCGCGGTTGAGTGCGGCATCGTGGCAGCAGGCCTGGGGGAAGACGGCCATGCCTATGTACTCGAGGACGCCAGCCTGCTGGCGGGGCCGGGGGAGTGGGGGAAGACAGTCGTTGAAGTCTACCACCGGCGGGAGGCCGACCGCGTGCTTGGTGAAAAGAACTACGGGGGCGATATGGTTGAGCACACTGTTCGGACGGCGCCGGGAGGGAAAGACGTGAGTTATCGCAACGTGACGGCTACACGCGGCAAGGCCGTCAGGACAGAACCGATTGCCGCCCAGTACGAGCACGGCAAGGTCCATCATGCGGGGCGCTTTCCGCACCTGGAAGACGAGCAGTGCAATTTTGAGCCGGGGGTTAGCGGACCGTCCCCCAACCGCCTCGACGCGTTGGTGTGGGCGCTGACGGAGTTGATGCTGGGACCGGGAACTGAGGCGACACATACGCCGCAAAACCCGTTTTTTAATTAGGAGGCTGGAATGCCACAAGCGCAGACAGTACGCGAAATCTTCAACACCACGCTGAACATCCCGGCGGGGGGGACAGTGACCAGCGAATACGTGACTGTTGACCAGCGCAAGCACGGCGCGGCCATGATGGTCTACATCCCGTCGGGCTTCAACGGCCTGTTGCAGTTCAAGGCGTGTGACACGCCCGACGGCACGTATGAGCCAGCCTACGACAACGACGGCACCCTGATGCAGATTGACCCGGCGAGCAAAATCCTGCCGTCGTGGCACATGGTGCCCATCGATATGTTTCCAGCGCACTACGTCAAGGTGGCATCGGTAGCGTCGAGTGCTGGCACGGCAGGCACGGCACAGGATGCCGCCCGCGCGCTGCGCGTGATGGGGCTGTCGTAATATGCCCGCCGTCCCGGCACGGTACACGCCTCCCACGGACAGCCGCGACTCGCGGGCGTTCGATGAACGGGTCAGCGAAGAGCGCAAGGCGCGCAAGACGCTTATTGACCTGTACTGGCGCTATTACGAGGGGGAGCACCACAAGCCGCTGACTGTGGCGCCGGGCAAGCGCGATGACAATGTCATCATCAACCTGTGCGCCCAAGCGATAGACAAGGGCGTGGCGTTTTTTGCGCCCGACAAGCCTACGCTGCTGTTCCCCGGCGAGACGCCACAGCCCGGCGATGAGACGCCTGCCCAGCAGGCGCTGGAGGCGTTTTGGGAACACGCGGACCTGGAAGCGTTCGTGACCGACGTGGCGCTGGCGGGGTTCGTGAGCGGGCATCCGTTTTGCAAGCTATTGCCCTCCGAGCGCGATGGCGACCCACCCGGTGTGGCGGTATTGGATACGCGGCACGTGACGGCTATGTGGGACATGATGAACCCCCAGCGGGCGCTGTGGTACCGGCTGGAGTGGGAACTGGACAGCGAGACGACGCGCCGGCAGGATATCGTGCCGGACTGGCTGCTGGTCGAGGGGGAGAACGTCCCGACCCATGACCCGGATAGCACCTGGACCATCATCGAATACGAGAAATCGCGCAAAACACAGAACAAGTGGGCTGAGCAGGGGCGCGACGCCTGGGCCTATCCGTTCAGCCCGATTGTGCAGTGGAAGAATGGCCCAGCGCCGCACAAATTCTATGGCCCGTCCGATCTGCGGCACTACCGGCTGAACGACGCGGTCAACTTCGTGGCGTCCAACAGCCTGCGGATTATCAAGTACCATGCCCACCCGCGCACGATTGGTGTGGGCGTGAATGCGGACCAGGTGAAGGAAACGAGCATCGACGGCTTTTTCAGCATCCCGGATGGCACCTCAGTGCAGAATCTGGAGATGCGCGGAGACCTGGCTTCCTCTATGCAGATGCTGGACCGGCTGCGCAGCGCATTCTTCACGCAGATGCGGACGGTCGACTGGTCGGCGCAGAAGGACAAGGTAGGACAGCTTACCAACTTCGGCCTGCGCGTGCTGTTCGATGACATGATGGAGCTGACCGAGATGAAGCGACGCGTCTACGGGCAGGGCCTGGCGGAAATCAGCCGCCGCGCCGTCATTATGATGGGCTTCGAGGCACCGGAGTCACCGTTCCTAGAATGGCCCGATCCGCTACCGCAGGCGCGCATGGAACTTGTGCAGGCCGCGCAGATGGAGCAGCAGCTCGGCTTCACCAGCAATCGGACGCTGGCGACGGACCTGGGCAGAGACTTCGATGAGGAAGTCGAGCGCAAGAGCACCGAGGCGCAAGAAGGCGGTGATATGCTGGGGAGCCTGCTGGCGACGATTGGCCGGACGGGGGCATTTTAATGGGCCGCACACGGACCCCGACCCCGCTGGACCTGATCCGCGCCCGGACGGACTGGCGCGCACGGCTCGAGCGCGAATACCAGCCCACGTCTGAGCGGTTGCAGCAGAGCTATGCGCGGACGCTGACCCGCCTAGAAGCCGAAACCCTGCAACTTAACAAGCGCATCATTGAGATTTACGAGGCGGAAGGGCGCATTGCCGTCTCCGACGTGCGTGGCCTGCGCGCCTACACGAACCTGCAACGGCGTATCGAAGTCGAGATGGATGACTTCGCCCGGCTGGCGCGCGGCGAGACGGACTTGGTCGCGGGGCGCATGGCGGGCCTGGGGGCCGAGTCTGCCGAACGGCTCACATTGGCCTCAGCGGGGCGGTTGGCGCCAGAGGTTCGCGCGGCCTGGGTGCGCCCCAATCCCGAGGCGCTGGCGCGGCTCATCGGCTACACCGATAGCGATGCGTTCCGCGCCAAGTGGGGCGCGTTTGGGGAGAATGCGGCGCGCAATTTTGGCGACGTGTATCTGGCCGGCATCGCGCAGGGCAAGAATCCGCGCGTGATGGCGCGGATGGTGTCCAACTGGTATGGCGTGCCGTACGCGTGGGCCGAGAACAGCGCTCGCACGACGGCGATCTGGAGCCACCGCACCGCCAACCACGCGACGTATGCGGCCAACAGCCACATCGTGGAGTCGTGGATTTGGAGCAGCGCGCGCAGCCTGACCACGTGCGCCAGTTGCTGGGCGATGGATGGCCGCGAGTTCCCGGTGACGGAGGTGCTCAGGGACCACCACGCCGGACGCTGCGCGCCGGTGCCCAAGGTTCGCGGGGTGCCATTGGAGCGCGACCTGGGTCCGGATGCATTCGGACGACTGAGCGAAGCAGACCAGCGCGCGATTATGGGCGCGTCCCGGTATGAGGCACTGCGGCGCGGGGACATCGGCTGGGAAGACATGAGTCAGCGGTACAGCGACCCGGTGTTTGGCGAGATGCTGCGCGTGTCCGCGCTGCGCGACCTGGGGGTGCCGGCATGAGCGCCGGCACCCTGCTGAACGGCGGCAAGCCGCTGATCGTCACGTTCCGGGACCTGGTGCGCGCCACCGCCGGCTTCCATCACTGGGAGCGGCGCTATGTGGACAGCCTGCATGACGTGTGGAAAGCGCACGCGCCGACGCCCGACAGCATCGTCCGGCATCCGAAGGGGTACGACGAGCGCCAGTGGCAGGCGGGGAACCATGAGGCGCGGATTGTGCCGCCCACCGCGCTGGCGAAGTGGTTCCTGGATGTGTCGACGGCGCGCGGGATGCCGTTGGATTGGCGGCAGTGCTTGAACATGGCGGAGGGCCGCGCCGATTTGGGCGTGGACCTCCATGACAAACCGCTTTTATTCGAGACGAGGACAAGACCATGACGGATGACAAGGGCCAGACGCCCGTTCCCAACGTGCCAGATGCACCGACGCCCGAGAAGCCGGAACCCACGCCGGAGAAGCCCGAAGGCGATAAGCCGGCTGAGGAACCCAAGCTGTTTGACGCGGAGTATGTGCGCGAGCTGCGCAGTGAGGCGGCAAAGTACCGCGTCGAGAAGAAAGAGCTGGAGAAGCGGCTGGCGGACCTGGAAACCTCCCAGCGCAGCCGCGAAGAGGCCGAACTGGCCGACCAGCAAAAATGGCAGGAACTGGCCGACAAACGCGCCAAAGAGCTTGAGGCAATGAAGGCGCAACTGGACAGCCAGCGCATCGAGACGGTGCGCCTGCGCGTGGCCGCCGAATTCGGCCTGAACGTCCCGATAGACGATGGCGAAACGTTGGCCGATCGTCTGCGGGGCACGACCGAAGAGGAACTGCGCGCCGACGCGGCGAAACTGGCGAAATGGTACACGTCGCTGAAACCGGCCAAGGACGAATCCCCCGATAGTCCGGAACCCGAGAAGGCGCCGCCCACAACGCCAGGGGCAGGACGCCCACAAACGACGGCAGTCCCAGGTGGAAAGCCGGCAGGGAAGACGGACGAAGACCGGCGGCGGGAATACCTGCGCGGCTCGCAGGAGTCTCCGCTGTTTCAACCACCATCAGGTGGCGGCGTGGTCTGGAATTCCGGCAAACCCGACTAACGGCAGAACACACAGTAACAGGAGCGTGACGACATGACTGATTCTACCACCACGTCACTCAACAGCCTGTTCGCTGAGATTTACGAGGGCGCCTTGTTTGTGGCGCGTGAGCAAAGTCTCATGCCAGGCTTGGTGACGAACTACTCTGCAACGGGTATGCAGAACCGCAACATTGGGATTTACCCGACGCTGACCGCCCAGGAAGTGGACGAAGGCACCGACTACGCCAATGCCACGGAATGGACGAAGGACAGCAAGATGGCGCTGACGCCAAAGTCGGTGATCACCCAGGTGGTCCTGACCGACCAGCGTATCGCCACCGATCCCGATGATGCGCGCCGGGACGCGGCCCGCGAGATGGGCGGCGCCATCGCCACGAAGATCGACACCGATCTGCTCGACTTGTTCAGCGGGTTCGACAACACCATCGGCGCGGCAGGGTCGACCATGACCATCAAGCGCGTGGCCGCCGGCATCGCAAAGCTGCGCAACGCCAACGCACCGAATCCC